GAACGCATAGAACTATTAAAACGACCAACTAACGTAGTCAAAGAACCGACTTTAATATCCGTATCCAATTTCGAATTTGTAATCGAGTTATCACGAATAGTACCGGACTTGATTCTACACCAAGATCTAAGATCGGATAAAATAGAAATCGCACCGTTTGAACTACGAATTTTATAGAGAACTACGTCTTCGGAATCAGTAGTTTCCTTAAACAAAATCTCGAACGAGTTTTGACGGTACGTATTTGCATACCCGGTAGAATCGAGATAAGGAGAAACTTCTGTTTGAAACTTGTGACGTAGAACAACAAACGAGTCTAAGTTTTGCCTGGTTACAAGAAGGTTATTTTGAGCGGCTACATGAATCCGCCTACCTTTGGAATCATACGCAACAATATCCGTGATGTTGATTGTATTTGGAGAAGATCCAGGTGTAAGATCGCCACCGGATAAAACTTCACCCGTAACAAGATCGGAAAAACGTTCCATGATTTCGTCTTCCATACGGTTGTGTTCTGTTTCAAAGTCACCTTGAAAAACCGGTTTGCCATTTGTTGGAAAATTCAAACCTCTTAAATTACTCATAATAAACTCCTAATATACTAACCAATAGGATTCAGAGCCTAACAACGTTTCGGACAATCGGGCTCCTTTCCAAACTTGACCGTCTTCCGGAGTCGGGGATGGATCGGAAGGGTTTAAATTCTCCCAGATTTCCCAAACGTTACCGCCTATGTTGATTGCGTCTAAAATACGGATTAGATTTTGACGGGATTTTTTACCAATCGAAGGGATATAAATTCGGAAGGCATAAAAACAATAATTACGAGAACTGAGGATCGTACCGATAGGATCTCCCATTCTGTATTTAAAATCGAAAACCTGTTCGACTTCAATTTGATCCGTAGAAAGTCCGGTGATTCTTGCAATTAGATTTTTTTTAGTAAGAAGAGTCGGCGGGAGACGACGATACTCGGCTAAGAATAAAATTCTGAGATAATACGAACTGTCACTTTCACCCGGTTCACGAGATACATCATAACGAGCACCCCACCAATCGAGGCCTTTACCGTCTGCGGAATCCACCCAGATTTGTTTGTACAACCAGTTGGATCGTTTGAGTCGTTCCTGAATCACAATTAAAAATGCAAATAGAACTCGATACCAAAGGCTGTTGGAAAGACCACCGGTTCCGTTTTCATTCATTGGAATTGGTAAGGGCGAAGTTTCGCGAATGGACCGTCTTAAATTCTTCCAAACCAACGTGTCGAATGAAAAACGGAAACGACTCATGAATACACCGTTGCAGTTATATCAAACCCGGAACCTTTGACGGCAAGACTACCGGCGGGAACGGAAATGTTATCCGAGTTGTCCACGTCACACTGAACCGCATCCGGAAGATTTAAAAGGTTGGAACGAAGTGAGTTGGTAACAAAATCGTCACCGTCTCTGAGAGAAAAGAAAAACGTATCTACAATGTTTTCGAGTGTGATCGAATCCGGAATCGATTCAGCAGAAGCGAAGTATATAACAAAAACTTTATTCACTTCAATTGCGCTTATATTTTCGCAGACAACTTTTGCAACCCCTCCCGGATTTTTGTCTTCGCTATCGAAATGCGTTTCTACAATTTGCAACTGTGCGGATGAAATCGCTCCACTGGCGCCTTTCAGTAAAAGTTTAACAACTCCTGGAATTCCAATCGCTTTGCTGCTTTTAAAAATAGCCCTTTCTACAAAAGAAAATCCTAATGCTTCACTGACATACCACTCCGGAGTCCATAAAGATGAAGATTTAATTTCCGCTTCTTGCAAACGAGACCGAACGCTTGCGATTGTTTCTCTGTCGCGAGCTACAAATTCAGGAATCGCATTCGGGTTATATACAACGTCGCAGTCTTCGATGTAATCTATGATTTCAGAAATTGCGTTTTGGGCAACGTTGCCTTTCGTGCCGGGAAGAATGGCTTCACAAATTACTTCCACCGTATGGAAGCCTCTTGAATCCAAAGGTGTTGCAGGAAGAATTTTTGATTCTTGTGTAATTTGAAACTGAATCTTATGATCCGCAGTTCCCACAATTTTTCCGACAGGAATCAGAACTTCGTAAGGAACAGGTGTTTTAGAACCGATCCGGATTCTGTGTTTTGCGTGAGTAGATTCTTTCCACTCCAAACCGTAGCGTTTCAACCATTCGTGAAGATCTTCTTCTTCCGCCGTGTGGTAGTGGATCGCCTTTTGAAGCGCTACAAGATTTTGATCGATGAAAAGATAGATTGCGTTTGCGAGGGATCTTAGAATCGTGCTCGCTTTGGAGTCCCGAGTAAAATCATGACTTTCAAAAACCTTAGAGTTAGAAACGTTACGCTCAATCTCTCTTTGAACGTTTGATTTTGTTGTAAATAAAATCAAAAATTACCTCCAAGATTTAGAGAAAGCTCTGCTCCGCTTTTTAATCGGAAGTAAATGGAAAGCCCTTCTTTCAGTACAGAAATCTTGATTGTGTCGGAATCGATTTGTGGGAATTGAGATAAGATTCTAAAAGCATCATTCATCCTTTCTTGAGGACCGCTGTCGTCGTCTTCGTAGAGGTGCTTTCTCTGGTTGCTATACATTTCCGGAAAATCGATGTCGTCCGCAGGAGTCATATCGAAGGCTTCAATCACCATCGAGCGCACGACTTCTATTTCCGATTCGTTATCCGCAAAATCAAAGTTTTTAGAATCGAGTAGCAAATCGGATGTAAGTGCGTCGGTTGAAAAATCCACAGATCGAAGTTATCCGCGAGAAAGATTCTAGCAAGTGATTCGAGTAATCTGTAGGAATGAATGTCCGCTATGTCTGCTATTTTTTTGTGCGAGATAGCAGACGAAGTTCATTCCTCGACTTCTTTTTTAAGCTCTTCGATCGCATCCTGTAGATAATTTGTCACCTTTTTGAACGCCTCATCCGTTGCTGTTTCTGGAAACCCTCGATATTTTACTCTCGCAGGGTAAACGGAAATGACCTTTTGATCACTACATTCGAAGACAAGAGCCCAACCAAAAATGTGTAAGAAGTGATTTATAAACAGAACCAGTCCAGTCGATCGAAACTCATCCCAATTTTTTTTTGTTACCATATCGTTCATTTTTATTCTCCTTTTGTTTCAAAAATCAAATTTGAGATAGCGGACAAAGTTTACGTTTTACCGTACTTTAAATTAGAAACTTTTAAACTGGAAGGAATCGTTGGAATCGGTTTTGCAGATGCGGCCGCGGCAAGTCCAGCTTTGTAAGATGCACCTCCATCCATAGGAACTGTGGGCGAGTTTTGAATCGCAGCGTAGAGACCTTGCAAGGAAGAAACGATTTCGTTCATCCAAGTTTCGAGTGCGTTTGTATCGACTCCGGGAATGGTTGCGTCTCCTATATCCACCTTTCCTTTGAAGTTAATTTTGTTTTGAATGGAGTCTAACGTAACCTCTAAGGTTAGACCGTTTTTTAAAGTTAACTTTCCTTCCGCGAGTTTACCGACAACGGAAAGTAACTCGGAATGATCGATTTTAAATCCCTGCTCGTCTATTTCAATTTCACAGAGTTCCGCGACCTTTGTTTTAATCTTTGCAACCTTATTGAAACCGATTGCTACCGCTCTACTTGTGTTGTTGTCTCCAAAAAGAATAATACAACGGCTTCCCGGAGCGGGTTTGGTTGGCCAAAACCAACGTATGTTTTCCTTGTTTGCACCGTTGATCGTTGCCGTTAGAAGGCCCGGTTTTCCGGAATCGTTTGGTTCTTCCTGAACACGAACGACTGTCGCCATCGTCGCCCAATTGATCGTAAATTCGGAAAAGAAAAGAGAAACTAAATCTTGTGCAACACTCATCTGGCATCCTTGAATTTTACGACGGCAGTATGGATGACTTGTCTAAAAGTTGCATTTTTCGCAGACCAAGTTTTCACAACCTTGTCCACGAAGATGTCTTTCGATCTATCTTTGTCATTAGGGTCTTTGAATGTTATGATTTCTGAATGTTGAACGGAAGGGGCGCCGAATGTCTCAAAGTCACCGACGAGCCCGGTTCCCGCAATCTCGTGATAGATTTCTTTGGCTCTTTTTTTAAGTTCGGAATAGGAGATTCCATCCAAATCGAAAACGAGTTCTTCGCCGCCATGTTCGGTAAAGGTGGCTTCCTGTATTCTACCGGTGTCTATATTATAACTTCTTAATTTTACTTTGATCGGTCTATTTTCCCGCGTGGAAAGATTGTCCTTGATTACGTTGTGGCCCAATTGAAAGATTTTCTTTTCCTTGGGAGCCGAAATTCGAGTTGGATTTTGGACGATTAAAACTCCTCGACGAAAAAAAGAATCGATTCCTTGTTTTGCCAAACGACGTAAAACAAATGCCACTCGTCTGCCTGCGGCCAAGTCATCGCCTACCAACTCGTTTGCAATTGCAGGGTCAATCTTACAAATTACTTCTCCTCGCGTAGAGCGATTTACAAGTGACCCGACTGTCATTTTATTGATATGGAAATTTACGGTTTGAAGCTGAAGGTCATACATTCCATCTCTGCAAACAATTTCCAGAGGCATTTTCGGAGATATGCTAACCACCTTACCCTCGAATTCGAGAGATTCTTTGTATCCTTCATACCAGGCCCACCACTGCACTAAATCACCTTTTTTGAATGCTTTGTTGTCGTAGCCTTTCATCTTAGGGAGCTTGATTGTCAACTGAGAGTGTGGCTCCTTTCTTCCGGAAACGAGTTCCGCTTCCGAAATTTTGTGGAGGATTTTGCCTCCGATCAGTAAACGTTGTTTCATGATCAAAGCCATGTTTGTATCCTCGCTTTGGCCGCTTGAAATGTACGCAGGTCCACAAGTGCGGGAATCGTAATTCTACTACCGATTGAATATCGAAGAATTCTTCGCTCATTTTCATTTCGGATTCGTTCGCTAAAGTGTTCCGTAGAATAGTAGAATAAACTCAAATACTCGTAAGAGTCGCTTTCGACTACAGTATGGTCCAAGTCCGAAGTGGGAAGATTCATTTGAATTTTTAAGGCGATTCCTTCTTTCAATTTCTCGGGCCAATCGAATCCGATTTTTTGGATCAAATACGAATTTGAATCTCGAAGGAGAGGCCACAGGGTCCAATCCCCCCAGTAAAACGCAGAGATTCTTTGAAGAGTATCGTTCTCTTTCACTAAATGGACACACTTATTCATTTGGAAGGAGTCTCCAAATTAAATAAAGGGTCGTCGCTGATTGCTTCGATTCGTACGGGAAGTTCATATCCCCGGTCCTCGTCGGGAAATTCGATTCGCGTAAGCAAAACCCAGATGATTCCAAGCGCATTGATTTTAGGATGAATGATGGAAAGGGATTCCATTTCCTTCCATTTCGATTTAATATCTCGTAGCTCCGAAATTGCACCTAACTGCATTCCTGTGTTGCTCACGAATTCAAACTCAATCGTAAGTTGCCAGTCGTTAAAACCCACAACTTCTTTGATCGTCCCTTCTCGTCCCGGAACGGTTGTCTTGGAATAGTTTTTCTCCTGCGAGATCGTAACCTTGGTTCCTCTGGGACAAATATAACCTCCGATTTTTACAGGATCCAAATCGGATCCCGTAACCGCTAAGAATGAGCCTCCTGGCATTGGGTCTAATAACATTATTGAGTTCCTCCAGATTGAAGTCCGTATGGAGTCATAGGATTCCCTTGATTTGCCAATTTTTTGATTTCATTTGTAAGGGTATTTCCGACCCAATCTCCGGCGTCTTTGTAACCGGATGAGTTGTTTTGAAAGGTGACCTTATCAACAAGACTTTTGATTGTGATTTGTATCGCCTGTTTGCCGGATCCGTTCGGATAACCTTGCAGCGGGCTATTCAATAAAGAAGGATCTAATTTAGGCATTTCTAATGCTTTAGAGTATTGAGTTTGATTACTTAAATCAAGTTTTGTGCTGCCCGTCTGAGTGAGCATCTTGTCCACGCTACCCATACCCATAGAATCGGATTTTGCAGAAATTTTTGCGGGATCCGGAGAGACGGCCTTAATGGTATTTTGTGTAGTTCCGATGACGACCTTGTCTCCTCCGGTTCCGAAAAAAACTTTTACCGCCGCGACCGCCTTGCCCACCCATCCAACGATAGAAGCCCAGTTGTCTTTGATCTTTACCAAAGCCGCGATCGTCCAGCCGATCGGTCCGGTTAAAAGCAAAAGAACGGAGATTAGATTTTTGTGTTCGTTCCAAGCATTGGAAACGACACTCGTCCACTCATTCCAATAATAAGCAGCCGCGGTTACAGCACCAACCGCAAGAAGAATTCCGGCGACCACCCAAGTGATCGGATTTGCCCAAAGGGAAGCATTGAGAAGATTCGACGCCCAAGTGAGTCCGGTTGTAACCGCGGTTTGAATGGTTTGCCAAGCAGCAAGAGCTTTTGTCCTGCTCGTCATGATTCCATACAAAAACGTTAGGGCTTTCCAGGAATACATTGCGGCTCCGACGATACCGATTAACGCGTATTCTGCGACTGCCAAAGCAATCGTTGCAGTTCTATTTGCAACTTTAGCGGCCCAGTTTTTGACCGTTGCAATCGTATCGAAAATTTTTGCAGCCGCGGCGGAACTCGTCACGGCCGTATACATTCCAATAACGCCGACGAGAGTAGTGAATGCGCCTCCTAAAAATAAAGCGACGGATCCACCGATAATCAAATAAGAAAGAAATTTCCTGAGTCCTGGATTTTGATCCAGAATTTTCGTCATTCCCGAAAGCATATCCCCGAATCCTTTTACGATGGAAAGAATCGGGCCTGTGGCTACGTCTTGACCGAGACTTGTCTTCAAACTCTTCCAGACTTCGGAAGTCCTTTCCAATTGATGCGAAAGATTGTCCTGATTGATGTTTGCCATTTTGTTCAAAGCTTCCGCGGTTCCACTTAGGTTCGCGTCTTTGATTTCCGAAATCGAAGTTTTTAACTCTCCCATTTTCGGAAGAAGGTTTTCAAGCGCGGCCACCGCTTCTTCCGAACCCAACGCTTTTTTAATTTCGTTTCTTGCGTCGAGTTTTAAGACCTTGTTGCCGGTTGCTCGATCGATTACAAAAGCTTTTGAATACTTTTTATTCATTGCTTCCAAAAGTTCCGGCATGGATTTGATTTGACCCTGTGCGTTTTTAGCGCTGAGCCCAAGTTTACTAAATCCTTCGCCCACAGAACTCAAGAAAGCGCGGTAACTTGTACCCGCAACACCGGGAAGCATCGTATTTTGAAGCATCCCAAGAACCGCCATTTGCTCTTCGAGTTTAACTCCCATACCGGCGGCTGTTGCGCCGAGTCCTTGCATCGCGGCTTGCATCTTCGCGCCGTCCGTTTTAAATTTCTGAACCGATAACGAAAGAGTATTTGCAAAACGCAATGCGAATGCCGCGTCCGATTCGTTGTACATTTTTTTAAACTGAGCGTGTGTCGTACCAAACAAGTCCGCAAGACCCGCAAAATCCCCTTTGGTTGCGATGGCAGCTTTACCTAAGGCGCCTGCGACACTGGAGAGTTCCGCTGGGTTTAAAGTGGATACGGCAGACTTGATGTCATAGATTCCGGAAAGAAACGTTTCCTGAGCGATTCCCATGTCTCCAGTCATAGTGCGAACTTCTGCGGAAATTTTAGAAACTTCGTCTTTGGTGACGCCTAACGATTCAATGTTTTTTTCAAGCTTACCCGCTTCAAGACCTGCATCGACGAGAGATTTCGAAAAGTACAATGCACCCGATCCGTATTCCAACATTTTCTGCCCGGTTTGAGCCATTCCCATAGAACGATCGAAAAGCCTTGCGGACGCGGATGTATCGTCCATGCTCTTTCGAACATTTTTCCACCGTGTCTCGATTTCGCCGAGGCGACCGGATACGTAGTCTTTGAGACTTAAAACAACACCGAGTTCGAATGTATCCATCTATTCCTACTTAAGAAGCAGGTAAGCCGTGGACATACAAAGGTTTGTTACAAGAGGTAGGTATTTAAGAAATTTATTTTTATTAAACGGAATGACGATCAGCGCCGGAATGATTCCGAGTAGCGGAAAGAAAGACCAAAGATGTAAGAAAAAGTAGATCACTCCGGCGAACGGAATCAAATCGCTCGCCGTAGGATTTTTTGGATCAAAACCTTTCCAATCTTTCGCCATATCTTCTATTCCTATATCCTAAAATACTAACCTATTGTAAACAAGAGATTGTCACTTGCCGAATGCTTTTGCAATTCCTTTCGCAACACCCGCCGCGATCAAGTCTACAATCCTTTCCTGTGTCCATTGCAGATCTTTGCTTCTTTTTGCGATTTCTTCCGCGTCAGACGGATCCGGAACGGGAACATCGGGCAATAAAAGGCGAATTAAATTCTCAAACGCCCCGAACCCCGAACGAATTTCCGCTTCCCGATCCTCTAAAGCTTTTTTGAAACCGCCTCTTGGTTCAGTTTTGCCAGTTCGAAAATTTTACGGGAAATCGAAGCCGCAAGCCCCGGCGCTCCGCCACCAATCCAACCGGAAAACGTTTCGGCGCTTGGATACAACAAGCAGCGATTTACGAAATCGATGTCCGCTTCGATCGGATCGAGTTTTTTGGATCGTTCGTTGACTTTCGAAAGCATGTCCTTCGACGGAACCCTGCACAGAGTGGAATATTCGTCCACTTGAATCAGGTGAAGACCGCCCTTGTCGGATAAAAATTCCTTGATCGCTTCGATTTCCACCTCGTAACGTGCAAGGAACTCTTCGTCGATCAAGACGTATCCTTTCGGTAGGCTTGCGATTGCCTGTTGGTAGTCGTTAAATTTTTGAGAGCCTTGTAACTCCATTTTTTTCTCCTTGTATTAGGTAAACGTAATGATCGGATAACTCGTCACGGCCAAGTCGAGATCGGTTTCGGCGACGTCCCCTCCGGACTCGAACGGAAGTGAAAATTTAACGATCTTCACCGCAGGAACGATCAACAGCAACGTCCCGCCTTCCACTTCACAGCGTGCGGTCAAAGGGGATGGAGGAAGTTTCAAAAGATCTCCTCCAAACGCAACCGCGGCCTTGATCATGTATTTCAACTCGTCGAGTTCGATTGTCGCTTTCGCCTGACGTTTGTAAGATTTTACGGACCAACTTACGGGTTCTCCGCCTTTACCGAGTTTGAATGCGACGTCCGCTTCGTAGTCTAAACTGAATTTAGAAAACTTGATGAGTTCGCGACTGAGCATGTTCAGAGTAAAGTTTTCGAAACTTAAACTCTGCGGTAAAATATCTCCTGGATTTGGCATTTTGATTTCCTCCTTTTAATTTTGATTATGCTAATGCGAATTCGGTGGACCACTGAATCGCATCGATCCTATCTTTGATGTACATCTTGAGCGTTACAGGAAGAACCTTTCTTCCGTTTAACGTCTTGATCGGTTGCAACTTGATTTCGTGACCGGAAATTTCCGCTTCTCCCGCACGTTCCATTTCGGAAGAAACTTTCGCGTCGATCGTAGCCTTGAAATAGTCCAAACCTCCGCTTCCTGAGTTCGTTTCCGTATCCGATTTCAAAAACGGAAGGGATTCGAGGTAAACGATTCTGTGCATTTTGTTTGCACGTCTTAGTTCCGGAATATACTGAAAGTCGGAAGTAGATCCGGCCATGAGGTTGTCGGATGCGATATACACACCTTGGTAGTCCGGATAGATCTGGAGAATGGTAAGACCTAAATCGTCGAATGCGGTTTGATAACCTTTGTATCCTTCGTTCCAGTACCTGATTCCGATCAAGGTTCTGGATTTGTTTTTAGCAACCCAAGCGGCGCTAACGTTGACAGGGTGAGCCGCAAGACGCGCGCAAAGAAACGTCGCCGCGTTTCTCCATTCTCCGATCGTTGGGGCAAGTTCGAGAGATGCGTTCCAACCGCCGTTCGAGTTAATCCCGCCAGGAATGTAGCGACCTTCCGCTCCGACTACACAAACCTTTTCGTTTTCGTACGAGTCCCATTCATCTTGAATTCTGAGGAAATACGTTTCCGCGGATTCGGATGTAGACTTTCGTTCAATTTCCAAAACGGCGAAGATACGAAAAAGATTTTGGGTCCTCATCTCTTCGAGAAGTGTAGAAACCGAAATTGCAAACTCTCGACTAATACCACCAATGTGGTGGAACCAATAGAAAGGAGTGTTCCCTTGATCTACTGTTTTTAGAGACTCGATTGCGATGAGCCTTGCTCCTGGAGACGCATCGGGGCCTTTGATAGTAAATGCAAACGTATCTCCTGCATGAAACGTATCCGCGGGAGTTGTGCCGTTATGAAACGTTGCGGTTACACCCACGGAGAGTGCAATAACCCCGGAAACGGGAGTTACAAGCAGAGGTCCAAACGTATCCCCACCGTCTTCGCTTTTACGATACTCCGCGGTCCCAAGCGCTCCCGCTTTCGTAATTTTTAATACTACTTCCCTGTTTCCGACGGGAGTCCCGGAAATCGTAGGAGCGTTCGCTAAACCTGTGTTTGCCGGACCAGGGATCATGGGATCCACGCTTCCGACTTGATCGTTCTCCGGACGAATACAAAGGACCGGAACCGGGACTTCGCCCTGGCTTTCGTCGAATTCCTCAAAGTGTTGTTTTAAGGCATCGACCAACTCTCCCTTTACGAAAACGTCTTTTCCTTGTTGGTACGAAGAAATGAGGATCGGAGTATTTGCGGTGTATCCTTCCGCTTGACCGATTTTTGCATGGACTTTATCCTCATACGGAAAACTGTTTCCGAGTCCTCCGGAAACGTGAGTGGTTGAAACCGAACCTATCGCCATAGTTTACTCTCCTTTGAATACAATGACTTTATGAAATAATAATATGTTTTTAAGACTGTTCATCCGTTATATTCCTTCTACGACCGGATCTTCGATTTCCAATTCCGTTCCGGATAACGTTTCCTCTTCCTCGATCGTGTAGAGACCGTCTTTAAAAAAGATTTCCACGTAGAGTTTGTAGTTTCCGGTTTCTTTTGCAGAATCGTCTAAAATTCCAGTTTTTCCGAGACGGACTAAAATCGGAATTTGTTCTTCCGATTTAATCCAGGTGCGAAGACTTACAAACAAAAGACATTGATCCAAAATTCCGCGATTTAGAACGGAGCTGACTACGTCCGCATCCGGCTTATCTAACCAAAAGTCGATCGTATACTGAAACTTCTGTTTCACATGACGCACCGCGTTTTTAAAAAACACCGAGTTTCCACGAACGATTCTTCCTAAACGATGTTTGATTTTTCTTCCCGAAACGTTTGTAGGGTCCGAATATTTTAGAATCGCACACGGAATTTTTTCCTGAATCTCGTCCAGAGGAGGCTGGTATTCAAAAAAACGATCCGGTGGAAACACTACGTTTCCTTCGATTCGAATACTTTCCACCATCTCCCGGATGTAGTCGATGTGAGACTTTCTCATTTCTTGAAAATCTCCCGCATCACTTCTTTGAAATTTTGGATGATTCGTTCTTTAGAATCTTCGTATGCAGGTCCAACGTGCGGTCTTGCAGGAATATTTTTTGTTTCGAATCCTCGTTCCAAAGCGCGGGCTTGTATCGAGTTGGTTCCTACGATCGTCGTAGAGTCGTCTATCGTAACAATTTCGTATGACGCGGAGTATTCTCCGTCTTCGATGAGAGTCAAAGGAGACTTTCCCTGTTTCTCTTTTCTTTCTTTTGTCGCTTCCGAAAGTTCGGGCCAACCGGACTTGTATTTTTGAGAACGAATTCCTTTGATGATATTTGCCTGCACAAGCGTCGCGTTTTTGTCCTGTACTTTTGATAACTTGTCTTGTCCTTTGGAAACCGCACTGGAAAGCGCCGGGCCAAACGTATCGGTAACGGAAAGAAAACTCGATCTACTCATACTTTGTTTCCTCCCGCTTTCGGTTTGGTTACTTCGATTCTGATCAAAGAAAATCCTTCCAACTCTTGCACCGGGTGAATCGTATCGACGAGCCATTCCGATCCGTCTTTCTCGATCCTACATTCTTGGGAGAGAATTTCCGATTCCAAATCTTCCGGGCGTATCTGGCAAACGGCACGGTATTCCTGCCTTTCTCCGACTTCGTTGTCGGATGCCGCGTCTTTCCAAACCCAAATACAAAGGATGTCCTTACCGCCTCTATACGTTATTTTTTTAGAAGCGTTCAATCCGGACGGAGCGGGAACTAACGTTGGAGTCAGAATCTTGATGCTTTCTTGCGCTCCTTTTTCAAAAGCACGGTCCAGCATCGAATGGATACTCATGCAACCCCCGGAGTTTCGGAAGGTTGTTTTCCGAATAAAAGAAAGTAGGCTTTATTACGAAATCCTTCTACGATTTCACCTCGTTCTTCCGCACCCATGCGAGACCTTTTCACTTTTGTTCCTTCACCGCCGCCTGTTGAGATCTCTTCCGGATCAAATCCTTCGTTGTATCCGAACTCTTCTACGATCTCGGCTTTGATGAGAAGGACTTCGGCCATCCGCAGTGGCGTTGTATATGGAGGTAAATCGGGAATTGCAATTCCCCACGAAGTCATTCTCACGCGAGCAAGCGTCGCCGCAGATTCAAGAAACTCCTCGTACGGAGAAAAAGAATCTCCGCTTCTTTCGTCGGAAAGATCCAAGCTTTTAGGTTTTATCCTGAGTTGTTTTTTGAGTTCTGCGACTTCGTTTAACATACGTTTGATGATCCGATTACGGCTTTTTCGTTTTCAAGTGACAGCTTGCAGAGAAGAGTTTTGCAAACGCGAAGTCGTAACTGATTACGGTTCCTTCGATCTGTTCTCGGATGAAACGATCGCTTTCAACGAGTTGTCCGGCAGAATCTTCGTAGAGTTCGAGCGTCACGTCTTTGTTCCAGGCGAGGATTGTGTCATCGTCCATGTCCGGATGGGTCTTCCAATTGACTCCGAAGAAGTTTAGAACCTGGCCTGTCTTTACGTAACCTTCGAGAAGATTCATGGACTGGAACTGTTTGAAGTTCGTTTCGTCTGTGAGCATCTTCTCTAAAAAGTTTTTGCTTACGACTGCGTGAGTAAACTCCACTCCCTTATCCGCGGAAAAAAGAAGATTCACTACGTCGGAGTATTTCCAAGCGCTCGCAGCCGTCTGAGAGGACGACGCTTCTGTTCCGGTGTTTCCGTCGCCGATCTTAATGACGCGTAACGCTTCCTTCGTAATCTGTTGGGAAAGTTTCCAGCCAAAAACTTGAAAGATGTTTTGCACTTTGAGAATTTGCATTCTCTTCAAAGACTCGTAGGTGAAATCGATTTCGAGTCCGACCGGACTGGTTTCAATCGCTTTGTCCTGAGTTTTGATCGTAGCCTTTGGAAATCTACTTCCGCTTTCCTTCGCCTTTTTTTTGGCGGTGAGGTCGGAGCCTTCGATGTCAAACGCTACGGAACGTGCCGCGCCTTGACTGATTCGAGTTTTCACGGAATGAGTATCTTCCAATTTTACTTGGAGCTGACCCATGTTCATCCCGATGTAAATGTTTTGGTTCACGAACTCGGGAAACAAATACTTGGATTGATTGGACGCTTTGATAAAGTCATCTACAGAAAACGAAGCCTCGCCGATTGGAACGTCATTCGCCATGAGTTGGCGTTCGAATGCGGAAAGATTTTTTCCGACGGGAGTTTCCGGATCGTATCCGAAGGTCGACTCTTCTTTTTCCATGAACTCGCTCATGGAAAGCCCGTCGCGTTTCGCGTCGGAATACGCCTCTGCTTGTAGGTCGAGACGAACGAGTCCGTTGTCTAATTTTACGTGTGGCACTTTCTTTTCTCCTTATATTACACAAACAAGTTTTTTAGATCCGGTATTGACCGAGATTGCGAGAACACGGGTTCCGGATGAGACGGACTTGATTTTCCCGGCTCCGTCTCCTTGGATGTTCAGAAAACCTGGAACCGGATCCGGTCCGGAATACGCGTATTCAAAGACTCCACTTACTTGAAGTCCGAGTACTTTCTTTTTCTCATCTACGGAAACGATTTGTCCTACCGGAGAATCTCCGTCTGCACAGAGGACAACTTCCATGTTTGCAGAAATCCTAACCGGTTTGCCTTCGTCGGCTTTCGTCAGAGATTGATGTTTTACGGTGATCGTTTTCGGCTCAATGATCCCGCGATAACCGACATCGAATGCTTCGTCTAAAGGCATGTTCGTTCTCCTTTTATTTCTTACTCAGTTTAAAACTGTTCGGGTTGGCTTTCTTTTGGGAAATCTCGCCGCCTTGCGGTTCGCTCAAGCTTCCGGATGCGCGGCTGATTTTTTTCGAACCGCAGTCTTCACATTTGAGCGGATGCGAATTTTCTAAGGAAGCGCCGTACTGTTTTAAAAACGCCTTCGCCTGCTCGAGGTTTGCACCTTGGATCAAACCTTCGATAACGGGATCGGGATTGTTTTTCGAGAAAGCGCGGAATGCGGTGACGGCCTTTTCTCGTTCCGCACTAAGTAGCTTTTTCGGTTCTTCCAAAAGGGTTTTGAGTTCGGTAACCTTGGATGCGAAGTCTACGTTTTCCGGAAACGTATCGCTTCCAAAAAGTTTGGCGAACTGGTTTAGGTTGTTTTGCAAAACTGCGCTTTGGCGCGCTTGGTCTTGCAGTTTTGCGATTGTTTTCCCCGCTTCTTCCAGCACGGATTCCATTTTTTCCGACGGTAATTCCACGGATTCGCCCTCCCCAGAGGACAGACCGAATTTTTGGGAATCAACCCCCAGAAGTGATAAAAATGCGCGTTTGATCTTCATTCTATCCTCCTGATTGTTTGAGTTTGGGTTTAAAAGATTGCTATTTGGGAAATCGAATTCCGTAAACTTCCTGGCGGTATCATCCGCAGGAATGGCAACGAGGCTCGTTTCCGGAATGGAAAGAATTTTTGTAACGATGAGTCTTACGATTTGTCCATCAACGACTTCGCCTAAGCGTTCATAGAAGTTTTCCAACTGAGGATGTGACTTTTCATACGTGAATGTGATTCCAACCGAGTTCGCATCGATTAGCGCTGGTAACGTTTTTAACCGCGCGATGACATCTAACCCAAACGCTTTAAAAATTCTGAATACAGAATCAATCCCCGGGGTTCCATTACGATTTGTGAATACAGGATTGCGTGTGATGCCGATCGAGTTACGAACGGTTCTTTGGTGGTCTGTGTAAATTTTTGTTGCGAAGAGTTTTACGGCAGCTTCCAAAACTCCCGGTTTTCTAAAATCGGTCCACCATCCTTCAATCAAAACTGCGGACAACATTCGGAAATTGAATTCCGCAAATTCTTCGTTCTCTACCAGTCCGACGTTATTCTCCGCACCCGGAGAAACTCCACTCTGAAAAAAATTTGCGTGGAGAGAATGGAATTCTCCCCGCGCAACACCAGAGTTATGGAGAAGAAGTCCGGATTCTAATCTTAGATATCCGTTCGAGTCGAATTGTGAACTTGCTTTTGGCACACGGCAAATATAGCCTATGTGTTGTTGATAGAAAGTGGTTTAGTAAAACGTTAAACTCAAATGTCCGCTATGTCTTATCTTTTTTATTTGCCCGTGAATTGAGCCATTTCTCTACATCGGAGATCAGCCAGCCTGAACTTCGCTCTCCAAAATCATATCTTGGAAAAGGAAAATCTCCTCGTTCATCCCAACGTAGTATCGTCTTTTCGCTCTTTCCTAAGATTCTACCGAATTCTTTCGGCGAGTAAAACAGCTTTCTGATATGAGATGAAAGTTTAATTTTTGATGTTTTTGTTGCGAGTGCGTTCATAGTTAATCGTTTACTAATATGCAAAATTAGAGTTGTCAATCAGAAAAAACGAACGTATCATTCTTTAAGGGACTTAGAAGATGATAACGGACAGTAAAATCAATTCGGACCAATTGAAAAAACTCTGGGTGACCGCAAGAGAAGCCGGTGTATCCAAACCGAAGGTGTATGAAATCGTTTTGAACGAGACAGGCTCGGAGTCGATTTCTGCGTTAAGCGCGTTACAGGCAAATACGGTAATCGGAGTTTTAGAAGCGGAACGCCAAAGGATTTTCAAACAGAAACCGAACGATGCAATTTCAATCTTAAAGAGGAAACTTCAAAAACGTTCTTACGATCAACTTCAGTTGGCGAAAAGCCTTTGTTACAAAATCAATCAAAAGGGTTTTTACAATATTGATTTAGACACGTTTTCCAAAAGACAATATCGAAAACCGTTTGATTTGCTCACTCGTAAACAAGCGGCCGGTTTAATTCAGGGTTTGATTGCGATTTTGGGGAGATAGGCTACTTTTTTCTAAGTTTGTCTTTTAGAAAAATCTCATTTGCTTTTTCGTAACATTCTGCTTCGGCGCGTGGGTTATTTTTATCGGCATATCGAATACATCCTGTCGCGCTATCTTCTTCAAGATACGGAATAATGTCAAAATAAGGAGGGATTTTTTCTCCGCAGACTATGGCAAAGTTTACATAATGGTAAAATAGCCCTTCATCATTTGAAATCTTAAATGCTTCTGTTGCCATATCGTCCCGAACTGCTATATTATCTCCGTTCGAAGTACGAACCCAAATTTTCTGAGAATCATTTTTTAATTTGAACTTATCCAAATCTCCCTTTTTAAGAGTGAGGATTCCAAAATCAGGACACTTTGGATCCATGGGAGGATCGGGTAGAGAAGTATTTCCGGCAATCGCATTTCGAGTATCGTAGCAAATCGCTATTGATAGTTGTTCCGCTTTTGATTTCCAAAAACTGGTGCGCATGACAGGAGATCTTCTGAATTTCTTCGATTTCTCAACGCAATTTTTGAGTTCAACTTCCGCAGCAAAACGAATCGAATTGTAAAACGGAGGCTTAGATCCTTTTCCACAAATGGATTCGTATGTTTTCATAAATTCGCGAAAACTCTTTTCGTCTGAATGCTGAATCGCGTCGTAAGCTGTTGTAGCCGGAACGGAGATCCGTTCTCCCTTGACCGTCTTAACCCAAATTTTAGAAGGATCGTCTTTCAATTTTGCTTTCTTGATTTCTTCCAGAGTGGGATAGTTCCCGAATTCTTGACAAGGCGCATCCAATGCGTAAGATGATTCCTCGGCATAGATCGGAATCGAATATAGAAATCCGAAGAATATTAGGATAACTTGAAGTAAGATTGATTTATTTTTTTTGAGCATTTGCTTCCTCATAACATTCAGCTTCGGCGCGGGGATTGTTTGAACTGTTTGCGTTTCGAATACATTCTCTCAACGGTTCGGATTTAACGTAAGGCATCATGTCGTAAAACGGTGGTTTCAACCCTTTGCCGCAGACCATTTCATATACCGTTAAAAATTGACGAAATTCCCAACCTTCATAAATTTTCAGGGCGTCAGTTGCGGTATATGCTGGAACGACCGTATGGTCACCTTTTACATCTTTTACCCAAATCTTTGTTGGATCACCTTCAAACCTTGCCTTCTCCAGCTCGGGACCGGGTGAAAGGATTCCATAATTTGGGCATTTTGAATCAATGAAATTTGGAAGAACTAAATCCGATCCCCGCGCTTCCATCACAACGCTGAAAATGATTCGATAAATCAATGCGATTACTGCGGCCACAAGGTCCCAATGCCACATAACTCACAAGAAATGCAATATTTTTGCAAAATTTAGATTTGATTTTGTCGGGGGATATATTCATACTATACAGACGATAAGGAAATAAAAATGATGTTGGATACTAAAGAAAGGGAAGTAGCCTTGGAAAAAATAAGAGATACCTTAGAAATTTTAGTTCATAGCTCACATATGAACCTTATTCTGGATGAAGATCTTGTTGAGTGCGCGTTTAACTCAATTAAGGACATATTACATTTTTATTGAGTATTACTTCAATTTTCAAGGATCTACTACCACAGGACAATTAAAACTCTGGGCTTATTTTTTTAATATTAATTTAACGATTCCTCGAATTTTTTCCCATTGATCATCACTTGCATCCAAAAGACTTTTAATAAATTCAAACATTTCAGGTTTTTGATGAATTTGGAATATGATATTTCGATTTTCATCGGAATATTTATATAATTCATCTCTCTGGGGTATAAACATTTCCCCTTCACCATTTATAAGCCAATTCAAATTGACCCTATATTTAAATGCAATTCGAGCTAATGTTTCGTGAGATGGAACGTTTTTTCCATTTATAATCTCGCTTACAAACCCCTGGGAAATGCCAACATTATCTGCAAATTCCTTCTGCGTAATACCGAGTGCTTTTAGAAGAACCCGGATCCGATCATTCATTCAGGCAGAGGTAACAAATGTAAACAATTGTTACCTCTGAAAAAAATATCGCCAATAACTATTTTTTTTCTTGTCATTTATTGCAATTAGCTATATATCGTTAATAGCTAATTATATAGTATATCGGCCAAATTACAGGTCAATCAGGAACGAAATGGAATCGATTGGACAGAAAAAAAAATACGACACTTCGGCATCGGTCGAGCCAAAGCAAAACAAGGAATCTCGGCTACTTTCGACAGTTATTCGTAAAAAAATCAAAACTGAACTTAGATATCGATACGGAAGCGTCGCTGAATGGGCTCGTATCAATGACCTGAATTACGGCTACGTAACTCAGATGTTGAATGGGATAGCCCCAGGCCATAATATACGCGCGTTATTGGAAAAAGAAGGCGTACTTAACGAATCGGATAAGGAGATTAGCAATGTTTTATAAAGGAAAGCGGGGACGCAAAATAGCTTCCCTAAAGCTCCATATTTTAGTAAAGCCTGAAAAAGGGCTCTATCGTCTTTCCAAAGAATATAAAATTTCTCATACTTTAATTTCCTTAGTTATCCAAAATAAAAAAACCTCCGCCCGCGTAAACGAAATCCTCCTGACCGAATGGGGGATCTCCGTAGCAGACGCCCGCGAAGCATACAAAGAACATAAAGAAAGAGAAATATTAGGAAACCCTGTTACGTTTGAAGAAGCGTTCGAATGGATGGTTCTAAAACGTTTCGAATACCGCACAACGCATAAGGGACTTGTAACAACTTGGGAAGAGTTTCGCAAAGCTCAATACGATCTCGTATATCCAATCTATAAATCTGCATTTGCTCCGAGGTTCGCCGCATGAAAACGATTCACTTACAAGAGTTGACACAAGAATATAGACAACGGAGTCGAACTATTCCACGCAATTTTTCAAAGTGCCGAGCAAGGGCGGAAGTAGTGTTCGTGATCGCTCGCGCATATTCCAAATATTTCGAAGAAATCGGTCTACCGCAGGAAGTTTCTAATACTCGAAGAGGTCGACTAATTCAAGCGATGAAATCAAAACCGGATTCGGTAATTCCAGCATTCAAATTACTGAATAAAGCACACGGCAAACTATCCAAAAGGATCGCACAATTTTCCTGCGTTAACGGAGAAATGCCCTGCTCCTGTAAAGAAGATCGTAAACACAGAACAAACCCATCTGTATATTCTTTTGGAAGACGCGAAAGGAAATTACAATGAGTAAGAAAACAACCAATCTGCCCGTTTGGAAAAAGCCTAAAACGTGCACCTGTGGGAACGTTGCGGAGTTAAAGGAACACTTCGGATATAGAACCAGGGTTTGGAACTATTACGTTGAGTGCGAAGAATGTGAGAGAATTACGATATTCTATCGAACAGCGTTAGATTCCGTTGAAGCATGGAATCGAGATGAACTCGATACGGAGGCCGCGTGAAACTCCGACTCGTATATAAAATCGAAGACGATGGGAAGCGTGATATTTTCGTCGAAACCAAAAACGGGAAATTCGACATCCTCGCATACGACTTCAAATTCCTGACCGAGCAAGGAGAGCAAATTCGTATGGACGGTTGGGGAACACCGAAAGAGAGAAAGGAACTACTTCGCAAGGCGCGAAGCGAAAGGGATAGCAAAGTTTAAAAAAGGAAAAAATGCCGAGCCGTAGGCGGCTGAGATTTGAGAAAGGATCCGAATCAAATCTCAAGACCCGATTGATTTCCGGAAATCATCGGGAACTTGCGGGATCTGAATTATTAGAATATATAAATATACTATTATATCAAGGGTGCCAGTATGAATGAAAAGATTATCAAAAAAGCAGAAGGCCTTTCACTACAATATGATTCTGAAAAAGATCGAATTACACTTCTCACCGGTTTCGTCGAAGGCTTCAAACACTTGAAAGGAACAGGATACGGAGAAATTTACGAAACAGGCAAAGCCTATGGAGCGAGAGAATTTCACGAAATGACTTCCCGCAGAGACGACCGTGCATTTCGAAAGGCGATGAAACAAAAATACAATCATACAAATCAAGAGAGAATAAAATGAAAACGGTTCAACAGATCGCATTTCTGCGCCAAGCGCTATATCAAAAGTACTCCGACGAAGTCTTGCTCGAACTCGGAACGGAAGCAAGTGCGACAGAGAAATGGAAACGACTGGCTGAGAAGGCCCTTGCAAGATCCGCAGTTTTCCAAATATACATAGAAAAGAGCGACCAGATTGCCGATTTTGCGGAGTGGCAAAACGAAGAGCTTACAGAAGAACGCATTCAGCAAGAGAAACAAGAATGAAAGCGCATCTGCTTAAATATCGTAAGGCATTGATTCATTCCGGGCTATCCGAAAACGAATTCAAAGCCTATTGGAATCGGCTCCATGAAGTTCAAAAAGAAAAACATACTTCAAAAGAACTGGCTCTCTTGATATCGATCGAAGAAAAGATGAGACCCGCGTATTTGAATTTGGATCCGGCGGAAGAATATAAGAAAAATGGAAATCTTACAAAAATTCATAAACAATTCTTAAGGATGATTGTATGAAAAGTTACGTTTACCTGCAACCCGCGATGCTTCACTACAAAAAGAAGACATTATGGAATCGAATATTAAAATATATTAAATCGGATGAAAGCCGTGGATAAAAACATAACAGAACTATTCATTGCCCGACATGCCATTCTGAAATCTTTTATCTCAACGGGCATTACGGATATGAAAGACATTGTAAAAGTCCTAATCGATTCAAGCGCCTGTACTATGGTTTTTCTGCGAAAGCACAATCTTTTAGAAGATCACGAAGAATTTATAAACGAACTCAAAATAGAAATGATCAGCTTGGGGAAGAAGAATGAAGAAAAAGAAAGATAAAAAAGAGACTACGGGGCAACAACCCGCAAAGACGAAGGCTCCTGAAAAAAAGAAGCAAGAGTCCGTTGCGAAGGTTTGGCGAGAAGAAGAAAATTCGGCAACGACTACGGCCGAATCGACGGTTGTTGCGAGAGAATCTTCACCTGTTCCGCTGGTAACGCCGGAACTACGAAGAGCAAGACTCAACTACCTGATGCACCAAATCGGCGCTGGAACCGAGATGATTCGGGTCGGCCAAGAAACCGTACTCGTGGCGCTCGCCGAAGTCAACCAGGAACAGCTTTATCTTGAAGTTCCAGGATGTACCGGGATGGAGCAGTTTGTAACCGAGAACACTGTTTTCGAATGGTGGAAAATCGAAAAGGCGCTTCCCGCCGTGAACAAACTATTTTCCTCCGAAATCAATCGGAAGTCATTGGGTGGCAAGAGCGATAAAGCACTTCTTCGAATCATCGAAGGACTCAAGGAAGAGAACGCACTTTTCGAGGACGGAGAGGTTCGCTTCCCGGACGGAAGAGCGATGAGCCTTTCCGATTACGAAAAAAGTTTTGCTTCTAAGAATCAGAAAGAGATTTCGAAAATTCTTTCGGATAAAGACAAACGGATCGGAGATTTGGAAAACCAGGTTACGAATACGAGAAACGAAGCCGCAAGTTACAAAGCTTCGATGGACGAACTTCATAAAATCGTGGACGATCAAACCCACGAAACGGGAATTTCCCCGGCGGTAAGAAAGGCGTTCCGGGAAAGACAAGAAATTTCAGAAATCCTAATGGAGTCTTTGAACTCGATTCAAGCGCAAGCGGATGTAATTCTTGCGGCACACGATTCGGATTTTTCGAAACTCGATCATAGTTTAGAAAATGGTAAAGTAGTTTCCATTTTCTTAACCTCTCTTTCCGGAATCTACAAATCGATTCATGAAAAATGGTCGGATTGTTTGCCGGTTCCCATGACGGAGGATCTCGGATGAAAGTTCTGGATTTAGGAATTGTGATACCACTGTTCCGTGAGTGGAACTATGCAAAAACAGTAATACAAAACTCGAAAGTCCGAGGTGAAATTGTTCAAAAGGCGATTCGAATTCTCGGACTTTCTAAGCCGAGAATCTATGACATATTCAACCGCTTGGAAAAAGGAGAAGCGGTCGTTTCGGTTTCGAAAGTGAAACGTAAAAAAACAGGATCCAGGCTTGGGAGTTTGGAAAAAGATCTTCGTGACAAAGAGGGATTCATTCTTTCCGAACTCATGTACGCCGGTGAAGTTCTACACGAACAAAAGAAAAAAGTCGGAGCAGAAGGAAATGCGAAAACGGTCGGTTACGCACTGAGTCGTGATTACGGTAAATCGCAGGAATTTGCAATCGAGCTTGGAGAGAAACTCGGAAAGATCCGCGTTGGCGTTTGGGACAGGCACAAACTCGGGAGATGGTTACGAGACAAGGGACTCGCAAGACGTCAAGTGAAACAGCCATTGGCATCGATCACTTGGTCGGAACCGTACGCAAATCGTGCGTGGATGATCGACGCCTCTCCGCTGAACGCGGTGTATTTGCATCCATCTAAAAAATATCTTGCGGTTCGCCCGGATCTGGAAGCAGGGCTAACGCGTATTTACGAAGGATCGGAAGACTCTCAATTACGAAAGATTCATATCTATGTCGCGGTGGATGTTCATTCAAAGGCGTTTTTTGTGTATGCGTATGCACCGAGCGCGATCGGAAGCGATTCAATTCATGGAGGAGAGAATTCAACAGACTGGGCGGACTTCTTTTCAAGAGCCGTCCTTCCAAAAGAAGACGATTACATTCCCTTACAAGGACTTCAAGAGATACTTTACACAGACGGCCACTCCGCATTCAAAGCACTCGATCCGTTTTTTCATCGATTGGGTATCAAATGGATTCCCCACTTTCCAGGACACTCCAAGGCTAAGGGTCCAGTAGAAAGTCGGATTTCTGCAATCAAACGAAGTTGTGAAGTTCGAATTGTAAAAGGAATGATTTCGAATCTCGACGAGTTAAACGAACTCCTTTACCGTTATCAAATTCACAGGAACGATAAAATAGGAAGTTATGCGAAATGGATCGCCTCTGTTCAAAACCATCCGATCCGCGTTGTTACGAAACAGAGCTTGAAAGACGCGATGGTATCCGAACTCATTCGAGACGTTGACGCCTACGGATGTGTTTCCATCGAAGCAAGAAAATACCTTCTGCGTTACTCAGCGGATGAAGTCGCGATTGATCGCTGTGGGGAAAAAGTTTCGATCTACAAACGATACGACGGTTCCTACATCGCAACGACAAGCGAAGGGAAACACCTCTTATTGGATGACCAAGGACCGATCGAACGTACGTCCGGATCGTATGAAAACCTCGGTGGTAGAAAAGGATTTCGTGAAACTGAGAGAGTAAAGAACCGAAAGAAAGCTCTGAGAGGCGCGAAGTCCGTGGAACGAACTCTTGTTCTTTCAGATGTTCTTCCGGATCTACCTGAAACTCCATACGGGAAACTGAATATTCCAAAGTTGGAAATGAAGACCCATACCCCCGCGCCACCACAGGAATTTTCCACGGTGGACGACGCGTATGATTGGCTTCTGGAGGAACTTGGATTCAGTGAAGAAATTCCGGATGAGGAAATCGACAAGATCGTTCTCTATAATCTGAAATCCTGCAAACGCAAAATAGGATCGATTCCCGCGCAAGAGGTTCTCGATCTCGTGGAAATGATCAGTGAGTATTTCGCAAGTAAGGAAAGACAAAGATGAGCGCACTTTTGACCAAACAACCGGATTTTGTAAATACTCGAAACACCGACAAGATCACCAAGCTATCGTATCAAGCTGTTAAAAACAATTCCTGGCTTGCGATTACGGGAGAGGTCGGAATGGGGAAGACGTACTTGTATAACAGTCTTCTTGAATTCTTTTCCAATCAGCCTCACAAATACATTCTCGTTCACGTAGGACCGGCTTGGGAGAGTTCGCTCGGTGGTCTTTCGATCGCATTCGTGATGAAACACATGATCAAAGCGATTCGTCCCGGAGAACAAGTTCCGGGAAACTTAAACGAACGATATTTCAAGCTCCGAGAACTTCTGATCTGGGCCCGAGGTGTTGGAAGAAAGGTCGTTTTGATCATCGATGAAGCGCAGGCTTTACGGATCGGTGGACTCCGCGACTTAAAAAAAGTTTGGGAGATCGCGCATGAAAAAGACGATCACCTATTTTCAATCCTAATGTTTATGAAACCGGAAACCCGTATTTCAAGCATTCTTTCCAGCCCAGAAATCGGATATCGAACAATTCAAGCTCCGATGAGCCAACTCGATCGCTTGGAACTGATTCGGATCGCGGAAGAAGGGTTTAAAGTCAAATTCGAACGCGGCAAAACCGGAGAGAAAACAAAAGAATTACTCATTCGAGGATGCAGATATCGAACTCCTTTAGCAATTCGTAATGCTCTTCTTGGAATCGCGTTCGCATACCCAGAGGTTTTGTCGGACTCCACGATCCGAGAAAATCACGTACGCAACTTTCTTTCCGACGGTTATCTCCGGATCATGGATCGTTTGAAAATTTCCATAAAACAGATACGAGAAGGAATCAAAGAGCGTTATCAAAAAGATTTGGATAAGGTTACGATCGAAAACGCAATCAAAGGAGACGGGGACGTTTCTCCTGAAATCGAAGCCATCGTAAAGAACGAACTGATCGGTCGGATTCGTGGTAAAACCAATCAGTACGACAAAACGATTTTCACAGAAACACATGATGATTTTTGAATAAAGGAGGATAATCATGACAGCAAAAAAGAAGACAAAGAAAAAGTCCGTGAAAACGGCTAAGAAAAAAGCGGCGCCGAAAAAGGTCGCACGTAAGAAACGAATTCCAAAAGCGGACGTAGTCAAATCGACATCGAAGTCCGTTGCGGTTGACGTAACTCCAAAAACGGAAGGAGAAACAAACAATGGCTAAGACTAAAAAAGTCGAGGAGCAACGCCCACTTATGGATCTTCCGGATAACGTATACAAAAGCCGAATGGAGCTTGAAGCCGCACTCGAATCCATGGGTGAACAGATGCTTGAAAAGGAAAAACTCGTGAACGAAGCGAATCAAAAGATTTCTCAGATTCGCACAGAACTCGAAGAAACTCTCTATCCGATTCAGGCGAAAATTGATCACGTAACTTCCGGGATCGCTTACTTCGTACAAAAGAACCGTGATGAGTTGTTCCCCGATGAAAATCTGAAAACCTGCAAACTCATTTCCGGAACGCTCAGCTATCGAAAGACTCCCGCTTCGGTAAAGACTAAAAACTCAGCGAAACTCTTAACAGATATCCTCGCAAAAAACAGTCTTTTATTGTTATTCAATACTTGGACATTGCGACTCTCCAAAGTGTTCCTTCGAGTAAGTTTGGAATTGAATAAAGAGGCAATCTTAAAAGATCCTCTGGTTGCTCATCAGAAGATCGGAGTCGAACTGAACGAAGAAAAGGAGCGTTTGTATATCAAGCCTGCAAGGCTCGAAGACGAAATCTCTGCGGATGCAGACGTAGAAGCCGCGTGAAAAGAAAAGACATAGGGGACAGAGCCTTAGATTTCTGTTTGGAAACATTCAACGAAAAGGAATACGGTTCCCTGTGTCTTATTCTAAAGTACTAAAACGCAGAGCGTATAATCTTTTTGTAATATCCGGTTATAACCCGGAACAAATTGCAAGCGCTCTGAAACCAGAACATCCGAAGCTCACTGCGAACACGATCCGAAATTGGTTGTCCGAAATCGACGAGACGACTGGGACTACGCCGGAACAAGATCGCGAAAAAGCGCTCTCAAACGCAAGAAACGAAGCCTTAAAAGATGCGGAGATCAGCCTTACAACACTCCGCGTAAATACGGTTCGAACATTCAAAGCTCTCAAAAGTCAGATTTTCGATAAACAAGGGAACTTGACGGTTGAATTCAAATCCGGTGAAGGTGCGTTAAATACTTTTCGCGGACTCATGAACGACATCGAGCGAATGCTCGAAAAAGAAAAGGATAGAATCGAACCCGTTGAAGTAGCTCGTGGTGTTCACCGAGCAATCAAAAGTACTCCGAAATTGAATAAGTTTTTTCAATCAAACCCAGAAGTTTTATCTCAGTACATCGCAAATATCAAAAGAGAAGTTTCAACGATGAGGGATATCGATATCGCATTCCTACCGGAGCTAACTGATGGCGAAAATTAAACCGAAATCGAATGCTCAAGATCAATTCTTTCAAGAACTGGATAACATTGTCGTAAATCCGAAAAATGGATCCGAAGGATCGTTAGAAGAATTCCTTATTCAGGAAGTTTTAATTAAAAGCGTGAACGGACTCGTTCCCTACAGTTTTGAGGGATATTCTTTCTGGAAAGATATTTGTAGGGAATCGCAAGATCATCCTGACTTAACCTTTATTAAACCCGGACAAATCGGATATTCTCTTTGGGCTCTGGCTCGAATAATCAAAAAGATACGTAAAACAAGTTTGAAAGCTGGAATCTATTTTCCTGATGACGTTTCAATGAAGGATTTTGTTCAAGATCGAGTTGACCCATTTCTTGCTTTTCAATGTCCAATTTTGAAATCAGATATCGATGCGACATACGTCGATAACACAAGACTTAAAAAAATTGGAGATGCAACCTTAGCTTGTCGAGGAACTTGGACCAAAAGAGGAACGAAAACAATCGACCTTGATATTGTGATGCTCGATGAAGTTGACGAACACGATGAGGAAAATATCGAGTTTGTCGGAGATCGACTTCTTGCATCTCAACTGAACTGGATGATGAAAGGCTCTCAACCTTCTTTTCCTAATATAGGAATTCACGGTGAATTTATTCGTACAGATCAACGATTTCGTTTTTTAAAATGTCCTTCCTGCGGACATTGGACAAACTTAGTAGAGCGATGGTTGAAAGAGCCACTTAGTATATTCGGATTCGATGATCAAGAAGCATTGAAAAATCCAAACGCAAAGAACGTTTTTTATATTTGCGAAAACAAAACTTGCAGAAGAAAGTTAAATAATCAAAAAGGAGAATATGTTGCTAAAACGAAATCTGATCGTCGTGGTTATCAATGTTCTCAGCTTTTCACACCAATTACTCCTTATTTTATATATGACAAATTACTCAATGCGGTAACGAGCGCAAAACGAAAGAACCTTACTATTTCTGTTATCGGTTGGCCTGACAGTTCTGAAGAGGAGCAACCTTTACAGATTGATGAAATTCAAAAATGGGAAGGAGATCAGGGACTCAAGGATCATTCTCCTTACTTTACTTATCATGGTGCGGATCAAGGAGACACGATTCACGCAGTCTTTGGAGAGCCAACGCTGGATGGAAGAATCCGAATCATCGGACTTTACAAAGCAAGCATTTTAGATGAAGAACGTTACGCGGAACAGATTGTTCGGTTCAGTGTTTTGAGCGGTGTGATCGACGCAATGCCAAACCGGAATTGGTCTTTGAGAATGGCTCTTCGTTTTCCTGAAAATTTGAAGATCCAATACTTCACAAAGAAGTTTCGTGAAAATTCAGAAGTGGTTCCCGGTGCGGATGAGGTCGGAGTTATCAATGTGAATCGAGACGATTCTCTCCAAGACACGGTAGACGCGATCAAGGCCGGTCTTTTTATATTCCCGAATCCTAATTTACTTTCTGAGTCGGACCTCAAAGCATACGAAGAATTCAAATTTCATCTTACCATGCTCGTCCGAGAGAAGGGAGAAGATGAAAACGGAAAATCACTCTGGTCATTTAAAAAGAGAGTCCCAAACCATTACGGAATGGCTCTCAATTCATTAAGAATTGCGTATGAAACTTCCGGAACAGGATCCGGCGGTTCCGGATACGGAGGGTTTGCATAATGAATTTTTGGCAAAGATTGGCTCATTATTTTTTAGGCACTTCCTCTTTTATGGAGTTTGCCTCAAGTTCCAAGAATTTGAAAGATATCCGACAAGAAACTGAGTTTTTCGTCCAAGATGTGAATCCATCGTTTCCGTTAGATTCCATTCCCTTAATCAAAAAACTTGTGATTGCATTTCCAGATCTTTCTCAAGCGGTAAAGCGAGCGCTTACTCTCGGAAATTCCGGAATCGATTGGAAGATAGACACGGACGAGAATGGCAAGAAAAGGATTCAAGCCGACATCAACACATTTTTCAACAAACATAAAGGAATTACGAATCATCTTCTGAGACAAATCTTAACAACCGGCGCCTTATCTGCGGAGATTGTTCCTTCCTTAAATCTTGATTCCGTAGCTGAAATTCGTCTGATTCCTGTTGAGAAAGTAATCTTCAAAAAGGAAATCGACGAGGATAATGTCGTTCGTTTTGTCCCTTATGAAAAAGGAAAGTTCGGCTACACTCGATTAAACGAAGAACAATATTCGTACGAAGCAATCGAGCGAGAAGAAGATTCTCCATACGCAATTCCTCCGTTTCTTTCCGCTATCCGGTGGATCCATTCTCAATTCAAAACCCAAGAGAATATCGACAAAACTTTAAATAAATGGGGGCTACTTGGATTTATCATTGCAAAATTCAAAAGACCCAGGCTTCTTCCGGGAACCGATGCAAAGACTTATGAAAACCAACAGAAGGAATTTTTACAAGGCGCGAAAGCATCCTTCGAAAAAAATTCTCAGAGTGGATTTCTTGCTACTTACGACGATACGACTGTCGATCACCACACGTTAACCGACGCTTCCAAAACAGGCGGCTTCGAAGCGATCTCTCGTTACATCGAAGAACAGATTTCTTCCGGAGCGGATACGGATCTTTTTATCCTCGGTCGTTCTTATTCGGTAACGGAAGCGTATGCTAAGATTGCGGGTAAGTTATTCTTATTAAAACTCGGAAATTTTGCCTATCCGGTAATTCAACTTCTCATCCGCGCAATTACACTCGATCAGTTACTCAAAGGAAATCGTTTTCAGTCAATAGACGCAAGTTGGAAGAAATCGATTTCGCTCGATCCACTTTCCGATGCGCAAGCAAAACTAACGGAAGAGCAAGTAAAGAATCAGGAATTCCAACTTGTTCTTTCTATGGTCAAGAGCGGTGCAATCAGTCCCGACGATGGTGCGAAACTCTTAGGACGTGACAAGTGGTTTGATTCGGATAAATTGGAAACTCAAGGCGGCACTGGCTTTGGTTTCTCCGAAAGCCCGGATTTAGGGAGTAAAAAAAAACTCCTAATGAATAGACAGTTCGAACAAACTTCACACGTTTGCGGAGACCTCGACACTCTTGTAGAACTTGGCGCTTGGACAGATAAAGAAAAAAAGGTGTATGCTTCGATCGAGGACGCCTTTGTCTCTCATTTCTTTTCCTCTTACGAAGATAGAGTCAAAGAGGCACTCAATCAAATTTCAAAAAAGGGAATTGAGAAGACGGATGCGATCAATTCGATTTGGGATGCGTTAGAGAAAGAACTTGGACAAAAACTTCCGGAAGAAACGGCTAAAGCGTGGAGGGAAACTATCTCAAAAGCCTGGGATGCGGGACAAGATACGAAGAACCCTGATGCGAAAACAAATCCTCCTAAAGTTCAAGCAAACAAAGACATATTAGATTTTTTTGATAAAGGATACAAATTCGATGTTGGAAAGCAGTTTGATCGCAAAGATGATATAAACAAAATTGAGGACGCGATTAGGAAGGCAGTTGAAACGGGCTCAACGGACGATGCAATTCGTAAACTTCAAGATGAGCTGCTTGGACCCGAGCCGAAGGAGAAGCCCGGCAAGAAAAAAGAAGGCGAAGCTCCGAAAGCCAAACTTAGAAGCAAGTTAGGCGACATCGTGAGAGGTCAAATTCTCAGATCCCGAAATTTTTCTCGGACTGAAAGGTTTGAACAAATCGGAATCAAACGCCTCGAAATCGTGGCAGTGATGGATGATCACACATCTTATATTTGTCGAGAAATGAACGGAAAAACGATCGAAGTTCAAACTTGCGTTCAATACGTTCGTGAATTTTTAGCGGATGATCCAACCCGAGACAACTTCTGGAAAGATCGGCAAAATCCTTCCGAGTCAGAACTGAGACAGCTGGACATTGCTTCTAAATCCGGTGATGAAATCACGAGTTTCCTAAGAAACAAAATGCCTCCCTATCACGCCGGAGGTTGTAGAACCACAGCCGTCGCGGATTTCAAATCGGAGTCAACTTCATGATTTCTGAAATCACTTCTCTTAACATTCAGGATCGGGCAAGACTTTATAACGAGTCTTTCCCGAATTACGCTCCGTTACATATCTTCAAGGACCGGCTTTATGGTGAATGGGAACTTGGACAAAATTACAAAAACACTTCCGATTACCACGGCGCTTATCCGGAGCAATATTTAAAAAGACTTCTTCCCATGTTTCCGGACAAAAGCAGAGTTCTCCACCTATTCAGCGGCAAAACTCCACCCGGTCCTTATATTCGTATGGACAAAAATCCAGAATTAAAGCCCGAAATCGTGGGCGATGCGGAGCTTCTTTCTTCTTACGTTCGCGCTATTTTGGGTCATCCTCTTGATTTAATCTTGGCGGATCCCCCTTATACAAAAGAGGACGCAAATCATTACGGTTTTCTAATGGTTAGTCGAGGGAAGGTTTTGGCGGAAGCCTGGAAAGCACTCGAAACAGGAGGACATCTCGTATGGCTGGACCAAGTAGTTCCTCAGTACGCGGGAGATAAATGGATTCTTGAAGGTAAAATTTATCTTTCTATTTCAACGAACCACAGAGTCAGAGCAATTTGTATATTTAGGAAAGTATAATATGAGTAATTTTGAAATTTTTGAATTGATTATGGGATATACGATTGTGACAACACTGGCCGTTTGGGCGCTTTTAGCAATTCCTGCTTTGATCATTGCTTCATTTATTTGGAAATCTCGGTTCAGCTTATTTGCAACTGGCTTTGTTCAAGTATTCTTAGTCGCGATCAATACTTATCTCATAAGTAAAGAGAAATACATTGCGGTCTTTTTCGTGGGAGGATTGATCTCTTTCGTATGGACGTGGAACGTTCAAAAGATCGCATTCGGAACTTTGCGGGATCGTATAACTTACGCTTCTGGTGCGGGCTTCGGATCTTTAATCGGGTTACTTTTAACCGTATTTATTCTTAAAACATTCAATCTATAAGGAGTTCAATATGAAAGAAAAAATCATTCAAGAGATACTTGGAGAAAGAGAGAGGCAAGATCAGAAATGGGGAGAACAAAATTACAATCCTATAGAATGGTGTGTGATCCTCGGCGAAGAAGTTGGAGAGGTAAATAAGGCCGCGCTCGAAACTCATTTCAAATATGAGGGTAAGAATGATCATTCTGAATACAGAAAGGAATTGATACAGGTAGCCGCTGTCGCATTAGCAATGGTTGAATGTATCGATCGGAATCCGGAACCGCAAAAGATTTAGATTAAAATCGAGAAAGCGCAGTGATAAGTTTTAATCTACTTAACAGACTTATTGGACTTCTTCGGAGGATTTCGATTTTGTCCAAAAGGGCTACATTTTTGTTTAGCCTTATGGCAACACATCATCTATATTATGGCGACTGTTTAGAGAATCTTCCAAAAATCCCAGATTCGTCAGTGGATCTAATCCTTTGCGATCTTCCTTACGGAACAACAGACTGTTCCTGGGATGTAATTATCCCGATGGAAAAGCTCTGGCCGGAATACGAACGAATCTCCAAAGAGAGAACCCCGATCATTCTTACAGGAAGCCAGCCTTTCACCAATTACCTAATCAACAGTAACCCAAAGAATTTTCGATATGAATTGATTTGGTATAAGACGAAGGCGAGCGGTTTCCTAAACGCAAAATCGAGACCGAATAAGAGTCATGAAAACATTCTTATTTTCTATGGAAAGCAACCGGTTTACAATCCAATCAAGTACGTAATAGATGAGCGTTACAAAAGAAAAGGTAAGACACTCGGCAACGGAAATCAATCGACGGTCTTTACGATTCGCGGTGAGAAAAGTGAAAATTATCAATATCTGGATGATGGATCAAGATACCCGGATTCAGTTCTGTGTTTTCCTTCCGAGTCAGAAATCGGAATGCACCCAACGCAAAAACCCCTAAAGCTACTTCGTTATCTTATAAAAACCTATTCGAATCCAGGAGATACGGTTCTCGATAACTGCATGGGACACGGAACAACCGGAATCGCGGCGACCGAACTTGGAAGAAATTTTATCGGAATGGAAAGGGATAAAGAATATTTCAATAAAGCGCAACGTAAAATCCAAATGGCTGAAACAAGAACACAGCTTGGATTAAACTTTGAGAGTTGAGATGGATCAAAAAATCGAATGCCCGCATTGTAAGAAAAAATTCGATTCGCCAGAGCCCGAGGCGATCCGAATGGCACGTTTCGAAGATCAATGGATGAACCACTGCGAGGAAATGTTTCGCAAAGGTTGGCGTCCAGGCAAGTTTGAAAACCTTCCTGAATTCCTACAAACGAAACGCATAGGTCTTTATTATGAGAAATTAGAGAAAAGGATCAAAGCCAGAAAAGAAGCGACTTAGGAGACATCGAACTTTTCTAAAATTGTCTCTATCGAACTATTATAGGATACCATCCCGGATGGATGAGATTCTTAAATATCTGCCTCTCTTTTCTCCGTTGTCCGTATTCCTTTGGTTTCTGATCAGAAAGGAAGTAAAAGCTCAAATATTAAAATTTCGTGATGAGCAAAGAGAATTCACTGAAATGAAAATCAAAGAAGTAAAAGAAGAATGTAAAAATCTTTTGTCCCAAGAACGTATTAAAACAGATCGTCTCTCGGATCGGATAATGGAATTAGAGAAATCGCATACATTGGAAATCGCCTTACTTCGACAAACGGCTTCCACGACCGATAGGCGGTTAGATATGATCGAAACTCGAATCGAAAAACTGGACACCAAGTTCGATGAGAAGTTTGACGAACAAAAAGAACTCCTCCACAAAATCCATTCAAAGTTTCAAAACGGAGGAACCCCAAAATGATTTTACAAATCCTTAATTTTCTACTTCCACTGATTCGGAGGTTTTTGAGTCAAAGGGAAATTCAAACAAATCAAAATTACTGGAACGAATCTTCGGCGGCAGTAGCAAACACGAAGAAAATCTCGAAAGAAGAAGCGTTCGATTCACTTTCTAACATTCCAGTTCAGCGAGATCCTATCTTTCGTTTGCCGGTTTTGAATCCTCATATTACTTCACGTTATGGATGGAGATACTTAAACATCGACGGAAAGAAATCCAGGCAATTTCATTTAGGTATCGATCTCGGAGGTTATAACGATGTTCTCGCTCCGGAAGACCTTGTGATTAAAACCGTTCTTGGAAGGGATCGAAAATTTCCCGTTAAGTTCCGCTGGGAAAAAAACACCTGGGTTAATTTAGTAAAATCGGGCGAAGTTCCAGAGGACCGCGCATGGACTCCATTCGTTCTCGCTGTTGGCGTTCACTCAAAAAACCTTTATAAGTTTAAACACACGGACGCAAAAGTTAAGAAAGGCGATAAAGTTAGCGCCGGTGATCTGATCGGAAAATCCGGGAACTATGGATACAGCTTAGGTGCCCATCTTCATTTCGAAGTTTGGCCTTGGGATGAGAAAGCACAGGATTGGAAAAAAGAGACCGATCCGGAAAAGTTCCTAAAATCCAAAGGGCTGTTATAAGGAAGGTTGCACATGATCGAATCTATTATCGAACTTCTTCCAACCGTGCTTCTCAACGGACTTTATATGAGTCTTGTCTTAACCGTTTCTCAAGTATTATTTCGGAATCTTCCCCATCGTTTCTTCCTTAAAAACAAGAGACTCGTCGTGTTCATCGTCGCTACGTTAATCGCCATTCCGTATAATATCTTCTATTGGTTTACGAGTCCGGAAGTGTTTACGTACTGCGTTTCTTTTGATGGGGTTAAGGAAGAGATTTGTAAAGTTCTTCCGGGATGGACGCTTGCGGTTTATCAAGCAATACGGCTTTTCGTTTGTTACCTTGCGACGATTCTACTCTACAATAAAATCGTGAAAGGGATTTTTGAAAGATCCGGGCTCGGACACGCAAAACCTGAGAGTGAAAGAGAAGAAAAAACGGAGGAATTCCAATGAGTCGAGTTTTGTTTTTCGTTTTGTTTCTTTTCTATATCTTTCCTTTAAACTCTTGCATAACGGTTGCTCAAACTCCGGATTCCGTGGGAATGCCTACTGTCTTACGTACGGAAGCAAAGGACCAAGAAAAGAAGGGTGAAAAGAAAGTTGCCATCCTCTTAAAAGCCGCCGCCGATTCCATCGAAGCGGGGGACAAGAACGCTCGTGCCGCCATCAAAGGAGAAAAGAAGATTCAGAAAGAAAACGCGACTCTACAGCGAGAAGCTGGGTGGGGTGACGGACTTCAAAGTCTCGGTTGGTTTGTTATTATTGTTGTCGCTGGAATTGTGTTGGTTCTCGTACTGATTCTTATTCTGAAAGACAAGATCCGGATTCCCTTCATTTCAAAATTCTTACCGATCGGAAGTGGTGGGAACCAGTTGGAAAATTAATTATTTCTTGTAATAATAACTATGGCAGATATAAATCTGATATGGAAGCGAAACTGATTAGAGTATTTAATATAAAATGGTATTATTATGATAACGCGGAAAATCTACATACCGCACTGTTAGATTGGTATATAGATTTAAAGCAATATCGTTCTGATGTATGCGACGACGTTTCGGGATACGATGGTCCTGTGATTTTTTATGCAAATCAGGAGGACCTAAGCCCCGATTCGGCGAGAAAATCTTAG